TTGTTGATGTTGATGACACCCTCGATAGTATCTTTACTAGCGATATGGCTATTGGCAGATATGTTGCACAAAGGGCGGGTATCGGTATCAACGCAGGTCGCATCCGTGGTATCAACAGCAAGATCAGAGGTGGTGAAGTCCAGCACACTGGCGTTGTACCGTTCCTCAAAAAGTTTGAGTCAACTGTCCGATGCTGTACTCAAAATGGCATCAGAGGCGGCAGTGCAACAGTACACTTCCCAATCTGGCACCAAGAAATAGAAGATATCTTAGTATTAAAAAATAACAAAGGAACTGAAGATAATCGTGTTCGTAAGTTAGACTATAGTATCCAAATCTCTAAACTCTTCTATGAACGATTCATCCGCAACGAAAACATCTCACTCTTCTCTCCCCACTCCGTTCCTGGTTTGTATGATGCTTTTGGCACTGATGGATTTGACGAGTTATATGTACGTTATGAACGAGATGAATCTGTTGCAAGAAAAACTATCTCTGCTCAAGAACTCTTTCTTTCACTCCTGAAAGAACGCGCAGAGACTGGTCGTGTTTATATTATGAACATTGACCATTGCAACTCTCACTCTTCTTTTGTCGATAAAGTTGAGATGAGTAATCTGTGTCAAGAGATTACTCTACCTACTAAACCTCTTCAGCATATTGATGATACCGATGGTGAAATTGCTCTTTGCATTCTTTCTGCTATCAATGTTGGCAAAATCAGGGATCTTGAAGATCTTCAAGTTCTTTGCGATCTTGCTGTTAGGTCTCTTGATGAACTCATTGATTTTCAAGGATACCCCGTCAAAGCAGCAGAAATCGCCACCAGAGCACGTCGGTCACTTGGGGTAGGGTTTATCGGTTTAGCACACTATCTTGCCAAGCACGGGGAGCATTACGATGATCCTGGTGCTTGGAAACTGGTACATGATCTGACTGAAGCATTTCAGTATTATCTTATTCAGGCAACTGTTGACCTTGCAAAAGAAAAAGGTGCTTGTGAATATTCTCACCGCACCAAGTATGGTCAAGGCATTCTGCCGATCGATACATACAAGAAGGATGTGGATGAAATTGTTCCAAACGAACTGAAGTATGATTGGGAAGGTCTTAGAGCACAGGTTAAGCAATACGGAGTTCGGAACAGCACACTGTCCGCACAGATGCCATCGGAGAGCAGTTCCGTTGTGTCAAATGCCACCAATGGAATCGAACCACCTCGGGGATACTTGTCCATTAAGAAATCAAAGAAGGGCCCACTCAAGCAGATTGTTCCCCAGTATCAAACACTTAAGAACAACTATACGCTGCTGTGGGATATGCCTAGCAATCGTGGGTATATTCATATTGTTGCTGTTATGCAAAAGTTCTTTGATCAAGCGATTTCTGGAAACTGGTCCTATAATCCAGAGCATTACCCAGATAATGAAGTTCCTACTTCAGTGATGGCACAAGACCTTTTGACTACATATAAGTACGGCTGGAAAACCAGCTATTATCAGAATACACACGATATGAAGAATGATGAAGTTGAAGAAACTCGTCAATCGTTAGAAAGTTTAATGTCCGAAATTCTAGAATCAGAGGAGGAAGATTGTGAGTCTTGTAAGATTTAAAACAGGTTTGGAGGGTAAACCAGTGGTCGAGTCAATGACCGTTTTCAACTCCAATGAAGTAGACACCAAAAAGCAACCAATGTTTTTTGGTCAACCACTAGGAATACAGAGATACGATTCTTACAAGTATCCAATCTTCGATAAACTAACAACACAGCAATTGGGTTATTTCTGGAGACCCGAAGAAGTATCTCTTCAAAAAGACCGTAGCGATTATCATATGCTACGCCCAGAGCAAAAGCACATTTTCACCAGCAACCTGAAATATCAGGTGATGCTGGATTCAGTTCAGGGTCGTGGTCCTGGTATGGCATTTGCTCCATACTGTTCCCTTCCTGAACTGGAAGCGTGTATGAAGGTATGGGAGTTTATGGAGATGATCCATTCCCGTTCATACACTTATATCATCAAGAATGTTTATTCAGACCCATCTGAAGTTTTTGATACGATTCTCAAAGAAGACCGCATTATGGAACGTGCCGTGAGTGTGACTCAGGCATACAATGATTTCATCAATAGTGCTCATCAGTATGACAACTCAAGTGAGTGGGTCCACGCTTTGGAACAAGTACCCTACGCCCGAGAAGCAAGGTATGAACTCAAGAGAAAACTATTCAGAGCAGTTGCAAACGTTAATATTCTTGAAGGTATTCGCTTTTACGTCAGCTTCGCTTGTAGTTTTGCGTTTGGCGAACTCAAGCTTATGGAGGGAAGTGCAAAGATCATCTCACTGATTGCTCGTGATGAGAACCAGCATCTGGTTATCACTCAAAACATTCTGAACAAGTGGAAGGAGGGTGATGATCCAGAAATGGCACAGATCTCCAAAGAAGAGGAACAGTGGTTCTACAAGACCTTTGAAAATGCTGTGAATCAAGAAAAACTTTGGGCAGAGTATCTGTTCAAAGATGGTTCAATGATTGGTCTGAATGACAAACTGTTACAGCAGTATGTCGAATGGATCGCAAACCGTAGAATGAAAGCAATTGGACTGAAACCACTTTATGATATTCCTGCAAAGAACAATCCACTTCCTTGGACTGAGCATTGGATTTCTTCAAAAGGTCTTCAAGTTGCACCCCAACAAACACAAGTTCAGTCTTATATTGTGGGTGGTATCAAACAAGATGTTACTAAAGACACTTTTTCTGGATTTCAACTTTAATTGACTTTAAGACTGAAATAGTGTATTATATAAATAGTAATAGGTAAGTTCAGTCTTAAAATGAATAACTATATTCTTTATTATTACTTAAGGGAGGACTTCGGTTCTCCCTTCTATGTTGGTTATGGAAAACCAAGAAGAATAAACGCAAAGCATTTGAGAAGTAATGGAGCAAACCTATTACCACCAAGACAAAGAAGGTGGATTGTAAAATCTGGATTAACTAAAGAAGAAGCAATAGAACTTGAAATCAAGCATATAGCACTCTGGAAAAGAGAATGTGATGGTGGAGTTTTATTAAATCAAAATCTTGGTGGAGAAGGAAAACCTGGAGGGCAAAAGACAAAGGGTTTTAGTGGAAGAAAACATAGTGAAGAAGCAAAGAAAAGAATAAGTGAAAAGGTTGCTGGTAAGAACAATCCAAGATATGGTGTTAAATTATCACAAGAGATAAGAAATAAAATAAGTCAAAATAGAACACCAAAATTTGGTAAGGATAATCCAAACTCTAAAACTTGGAGGATTGTTTCTCCAGAAAATAAAGAGTATATTATTACTGGAGCATTAAAGGAATTTTGTAAGTCTCAAAATATTTCATATGCAACTATGAGTGCCGCAATTAAGTATGACAGAAAAGGACCAAGAAGAAATGGATGGAGTATTGAAGAGAAAGTTTAGAATATCATTACCAGAAGATGAGTGTGTAGTTAAACTTCAAGAGTATTGTAAGTTCTCAAGCACTTTGTTAAAAGTTCCTGTAGTATCTAAACCATTATGTGCTGGGGCAAACTGCCACAATAATGTAAATCATTATGTGAGAACTTATGGTGGAGAAAAAATAAGTGGATATTATCTAATTACAGATGTTGATAATGAAACTTACGGATGTGCAATATATCATAGTATCTGGAAGAATACCTATGGGGATCTGATAGATATAACACCATTTGATGATGGAAGAGAATATAATATGTTTTCTGTTATTAATGCTACAGAATATTACTCCGGAGTTGCTTATAATGGAAAAGAGTATAAATTGTTAGAACCAGGTTGTAATATAATCTAATGAACCCTAAAATACTCAAAGATGATTCCAATTATGATGAATGGTGTGAACAAGAACTATTGAATGCTTATAAAGAAGCAGCAGAGTGTGATGAGTTTCTATTTGGAGACTATGATTACCGTAAAGAATGGGTAGAGGGTTAATGACCCTCTTTTTTTATAAATATTCACAGGAATTCCAATAAGTATAAAAATGTTATCGTCTGATTTAAGAACAGTATACGAATCTTATCAAAACATTTATGAAGAGGGAGATGGGATCTCCTGTGAAATGATTGAAGAAATCGTGGAAGAACTCATCGAAGAGTGCCTAGAGTTTGGTCACAATATCGATGAGGCTGCTGATGTGGTAGAAGAGGCAGCACTTCAATATCTAATGGAACTCAACCCATATGCACCAGCTGGTTCAAAAGAAGCAAAAGCATATCAAAAGTCAACGACTGCTACAAAACGTGGAGAAGCACGTAAGACGGCAGTGGCTGCTGCTAAGGAAAGAGTTAAGTCAAAGGTCAAGGGTGCCGTTGCTGGTGCTGGCATTGCTGCTTCTATTGCCAAGGATGAGGCAAGAAGAGCAGGCAGAAAGGCAGCACATGCCGTCTCTAGCACCGTCCAGAAGAAGAAGGCAGAGGTCAAGACTGGTGTTAAGAGCATGATCGGAAGAGGTCTCCGCAAGGCAGCAGGAGCAGTTGGAAAGGTTGCTCAGAAGGCAGCAGGTGCCGCATCAAGACTTGGTGAAGAGACTCAACAGCTCGATGAACTATCTGATAAAAAAGTTCAAAAAACATTGAAAGCAAGAGAACGTAAATTTAATAGATCTGTAGATTCTGGTGCTCCTAACAGAGAGTTCCATCAACTTAGGAGAACTGAAAAGTTAGTAGCAAGTAGAAATAAAAGAACAGGTTCAAACATTCCTGTTGATGAAGAAATTGATACCTGGGATGTAGTTCTTGAGTTTCTTGTCTCAGAAGGACATGCTGACACTAATGAAGAGGCAATTGCCATTATGTCTCAGTTGGATCAAGAAGTTATCAGAGATATTATTGAGGCACAACATGCCCGTGAGAATCCAGAAAAGTATGAGAGAGAGCAAGAAAAGAAATATGCTCCTGTTCGTGGAGAAAAAACTCCCATGCCACCAAGAGGTAACAAACGTAGAGAAGATTTTGAAAAGTGGTACGCTAAACAAATGGGTCGTTAGTAAATCCTAACATAACTTTAAGCACCTCTTGACAGGGGTGCTTTTTTATTGCTAGACTAGGTTTGTCTCCGTTGAAGATAAATAATAGCTCATAAAGATTCTTAGTATGAGTTATGAAAACCCTTGGATCTATAATGACCAAGTATTTGATTCAAGTGATATTCAAGATTATTTTGGGTTTGTATATCTTATACATTTTACTACAAATGCTGTCTAATTTTTTATCCAAATCAAACCGTCTTTTAATTGTTGTTTGTATTTTTGATATCCTGCTTTATTATCTTTCATCCATTCATTTACACTTAACCAACTTTTAAATCCATCAGTAACTTCACGTCTTCTGGAATTTAAAAGTTTTTCTTTATGTTCTTTGGTGAGAGTTGTTCCATACATAGGATTTCCCTCACCAGAAAGCATTTCACTTAATTTTTGTCTAACTTCTGGTCTTTTTGCTGGATTGTTATCGCCAGTCATAAATTTTCTTTTATCTTCTCTATACTTATCGTTTCTTAAAACGACTTCATATATTCCAGATCTCTCACTAACAAAAAATCTACCTTCAATATTTGTATTATAATATTCGTCAGTCATTAACACATCTCTTTTAAATTGCTCATAAGTTTCATAATAAGACATAGATTTTTTATGAGGACAAAGATAAAGTATTTCTCTTAAAAAATTTTCTTTTCCTAATAATTTGATATCTTCTTTTAGTTCGTCGCAAGACCCATAATAGTTTCTCCAATCACTTTCTTTCTTTTTTCTTCTTCCAGTTTTTCTATCCTTTTGCCGAGTCCAAAAGTGTTTTTTACCCACATACTTTTTTTCATTTGCTAAGTTTGTAATTAGATATACAAAACCCTCCATATCTTTCGGAACTTCAATAAAATCTTCTTCGTTATATTTCCATTCCATAAAAATATTTTCTACCTTATAATTTTTATTTATGCTTGAAAATATTTTTATGTGGTGCTATGATAAAGGACTTAAAACTCTAAATACTATGGTTACTCTTGAAACCACCCTAAGACAAACACATGATTGGGCAGTTGATCGTATTCATACTCTCTGTGAAACAAACTTTGAAGATGCCCAGGCGATTCAATCCGAATTTAGTGAATGGTTGAATCCAGATATTCCTGATCATGATATTTTCTCATTAGAGTTCATAGGAGAGGGAGATGACACTAGACCTTCACAATTTTTTTAAATTTTACGACGAAAAGAATTCAGTTATTGGTATCCTTCACAGGGGTTCTCTATCTGCTCCTACTGGTGGACACATGTGTGTAGTCATTGGTAAGACTCCAGATGGTAAAGGATATTTTGTAAATGACCCTTATGGTTCTCTCAATGATAATTACACTGGACCTGTGACAAATGGTAAGAAGACCATTTATACAAAGGCAGTTCTTAAGCACCGTTGGTGTCCAGGAGGAAATGATGGATGGGGCAGAATCTTCGATTAATTTTAAGAGAAAGATGCTTAAGGTGATTAAGGATCTTACTAATCATGGGAAGCATTTAGAAGCAAACGAACTTTATCAACGTTATTTCGGAGACAACAATGGCAAAAATCGATCTACATAATTTCTTTCAGTTCTATGATGAAAGAAATCCAAACCACGTCAAAGCAGTTCAATGGTTAGAAGATAATCTACCGGTTAAGTATTTGGAAGATAATGTAGACTGGGCAGAGATTTTTAGAGGAAAAAAGACTAGTGCTGCACCAGCAACCCCTGCTGCTGCAGCTCCTGTAGTTGGTGGTGATGATGTCCCACAAATGGGCATCAAACTTATCAAAGAGTTTGAAGGATGTCATCTTAAGGCATACCCCGATCCTCTCACGGGAGGTCTTCCAATCACTATTGGTTGGGGTTCAACTCGTAAGAAGGATGGATCTTCATTCAAACTTGGTGATACTTTAACTCAACAAGAGGCAGATGAACTTTTAATTGAGCAATGTAAAAAAGAGTTTTTACCTGCCCTCAGAAAAATCCCACATTGGAGTGAAATGTCAGATGGAAAAAGAGGAGCTTTGCTCAGCTTTGCTTATAATCTTGGTGCCGGTTTTTACGGTGGCGATAACTTTAATACTATTACTAAACGCCTGAAGAATAAAGAGTGGGACCAAGTTCCTGATGCTCTTTATATGTACCGTAATCCTGGTTCAAATGTAGAAGCAGGTTTAGCACGTAGAAGAAAGGCAGAAGGTGAATCTTGGAAGAAGGGATGACTAAATAGTTTCAACCGTTGAGTTGAAACAACTCCATCACCACAGTGAGTTGTGATTTGTAGGTTCTAGAGAATCTCAAACCACCAACTCACTGTATTTTTATGTCCACCTTAACGCAAAAGGCGATGGCTGCAGCGTCTGCGCTTCTTCTTGGAGTGCCAACAGCAGCATTATCACACACCAACTCTATAGGATATGTTGGTGGGGGCAACGGGTCAGTTACATTCTGGTATGGTAACTGGCATCCAGGAACTAACTTTAATGA